ATACACCGTCATATACCTTTCCATGGTCAAGCGACTGCCAATGGCATACAAGTCGCAAATGTCGTTGCTATGAGCTCCTTCGTGCTGCCATAGTTCGTCTTTAGGCTCTGGCCCCTCGCTTCTTTTGTCTTTCCAGCCCTGTTCCCACCATTTACGATGCTGCTCGCAGCAAGATAAACAGCCGCCTCCACCTCCTGGATGTTTATGCACTGCTTCGTTGGAGGCAATGAGCAGACGAGCAAAACGGGGATCTTCTGAAAGAAAGAATTCTCTTTTGTCCCAGCGTTTAGGCTCAATGTCAAAACGAAGCTTGACAATGGTTGAATGCTCTATGCCATTTTGCTTTTCCCATTGCACCATTTGTTCATAACTACGTTGCATGGAATAGAGCTGCATGCCAATGTGTTTTTTGGCGGCTTGCTTGTCCAGCAAGAATGCTCGTTCGGGCAGAATGAGTTGCGCTTCTGCTTTTTCCTCTTCTTCAAAGCAATAGTTCTTAAAAGGAAGCGCATCAATCATTGCCCGTTTGTCTTCTAAAGGCACCTTGACATAGGAGCCTTCAATGCGCTGTTTCCCGCGATGCTCCACTTGACAGTCCACCGTCCAGGAATGAAAGAAACAATTGACAATGGCGCCATCAGCTTCGAGCGCATCAATCAGCTCTCTCCATCGCCCTGCATGCTTCATGAAGCTGCGTTTATGACCAGAAAACAACAGGGCAATGTACATTGTGCAATTGTTAATTTTCTAGCTTTGTAGCCAATCCTACTCTCCCCCCATTGTCTCTTCTGATAGCGTGGAAGGATTAAGCTTTGGTGTCATGCTAGATGATTTGCCAATGCCTTTCATGGCAGGAGCAATTAAGCTTTGGCCTGTTCATAGCCGCCCTGGCTACCAATGGTTCATTGCCTATGGAGGCAAGCCGTATTATTTTCGCACGAGAAGCGAAGCGTTGCTTTTCGCCAGGGATAAGCAAAGTGGAAGTGATCCTGAAGGGCTTTGTGACTAAGTGCTAAAATATTGTGGAGCAGCGACGTTGGCGCGTCCTGCCCCTGGCCACCTACCACACTAGATGACATGGCAAAGCTAGCACATCGACCACTGCCTCCTTTGTCGCTCTTGGAGGAACTGTTTGTTCTTGATCCAGCAAGTCCAAGTTGGCTGACCTGGAAGAATCCACGTTCGCGACGGGTGAAGCCCGGCGATCACGCAGGATGGCAAAATCATTTAGGAGATCGAAGTACGGGATACTTTCAAGTTGGCATTAATTTTAATGGCAAAAATGAATTGTTTCTTGGTCATCGCATTGTTTACTATATGCACTACAAGGTTGATCCAGGAGCAAAACAAGTAGACCACATTGACGGCAACAAATTCAATCACAATCCCGACAATCTTCGATTAGTGGAGGATTCTGGTAACCGCGCAAACGCTCCCAAGAGAAACCAAAAAACATCCAGTAAATTCAAGGGAGTTTGCAAGGCTGGCAAATTAGAAAGGAAACCTTGGATTGCATATATTGATTGGAACAGAAAGCGAAAATATCTTGGAACCTTCGCGACGGAAGAAGATGCGGCGCGAGCATACGATCATGCGGCTCTGACCTTGCATGGAGAGTACGCTTTTCTTAATTTTCCATGTTGATCGAGCTGGCAAATTGCGCTAGCCTTGTCGCGTTACCATCGGGGCCCTTGGGCCCCTTTTTGATCTATGAAACTGAAAGAGCAAGCAAGGTGTGAAAAAATTGCTCGCACGGGGCGCGTCGAAAGCTGGATGAACGACCCAGAAGGCAGGCTTCCCGTAAGTTGCGCTGTTATGGTTGTGGAAGATTCAATGGAGGGCGAAAATGGCATTGAGGCCTCATGGCGTTTTACCTCCCACGGCCTTCGCAATGGAGCAGGTGTAGCCATCCATCTTTCTAAACTCCGCCCTCGCGGGGAGCAAAACGGCAAGGGACTCACTGCATCGGGCCCATGTTCGTTTAGCAAAATCTATTCCACTCTTAATGAAATTCTTCGTCGTGGGGGGAAATTTAAGAACGGGGCTGTAGTTTTGCATCTTGATTACGATCATTCCGATGCCATGGAATTTGTTTCCATGACGCGAGCAGAGCTTCAATGGGCAAAACGAGCAATCAACGTTGATGAGCATTTTTTTGAGCGCACCACTCCTGAATTTCGCGCAGCATTAATTAAGGCCATTTCGAATGGAGATGTGTGGCTGGTCAAGAAAAAATACAACGCCAAGGGAGAGCGCGTTTATTTTCAAGTGTGCCTCGAGGTTGCGATGCCTTCGCGAGGCACCTGCCTTCTCGAACATGTAAACATGGGCGCCTGTTCAATTGATGAAATTGAAAGCGCTTTTGTCGAAGGCATGACAGAGCTATGTCAATTGCATCCTCGCACAGGCGTTGGTAAAACCAGCGAATATCTTGGTCCAAACGAAGACAAGCAAGTGGGGCTTGGTATTCTTGGCTTGGCCAATTTCCTTTCCATTCATGACATCTCCTACGAAGATTTTGGCAAAGCTTTGGAAGCTTATCTTGATGAGGATCCTCATCCTTGGTGCCATCATTGGGCTGGTCAGCGTGCTGGCGAGGCCGTAGCTGCCATTCAGCGAGGCGTCTTAAGCGCTGCTGACATCGCCAAGGAGCATGGCATGGAGCGCGCTTTTGCCATTGCTCCTACTGCATCATGCTCTTATCGTTATTTAGACTCTCGCGGTTTTACGACGGCCCCTGAAATCGCCCCTCCCATTGACCGCATTGTCGATCGAGATAGTGAAACAATGGGCGTAGAGCGGTTTGAGTATGGACCAGTAGAGATTGCCGAAGAAGTGGGCTGGAAAACTTTCCGCAAGGTGGCTGATGGTATTTGCGAAATGCTCGCACGCACTGGCTTGTTCCATGGGTATTCGGCGAACTGGTGGTCTGACCTAGTGGTTTGCGACGAAGCATTTATCAGGGAATGGCTGAACAGTCCTCAAACCTCCATGTATTACGCCCTGCAAGTGCAATCAGGCACGCAAGCCAAGGATGACGTTGGGGTAGAATTAGGGGAGAGCCTGACCAGCTTCTTCGGGTTGGAAGATAAGGACGAGCCTGAGGCTTGTTCATTAGATGCGGGATTCTGTGCGGCCTGCTCAGAATGATTGTATTTTGGTTCATTGCTTCTCATGGGGCCGAGATTTCGGCCTTTTGTTTTCTGTCCTTTCTTTTTATTGCGCTGACTAACAATGGCCGTTCTTGATTATTTTTCTGCAGTTGCTCGTAAGCGTCCTTGGCAGGCGGTGCCTGTGACAAAAGGAGATTTTGTGCCCGGTTCTGAAGGGACCATTTTTCGGGCTCTTGCTATTCGCCACCTTGAACTGCCCGTGAAGGACATGCTTCTCGAGGGGCTTGAGCGTGATCTGCCCAGCTCTCCTGGGCTCATTGAAAGCATCCATAGCAATATGGCCGATGAGGAGCGTCATGACATAGCCTTAGGCTATGTAGCGGAAGCCCATGGAACGGACGCTAAAGCCGAGGCCGAAGCCATGCACATTCGCCAAGCATGGATTGACCACCCCGCCCATCCAATCCTTAAAGTTGCGACAATTGAACGCAGTCTATTTTTTACAATCCTGCCGTTCTTCCGTTTTAATGGCGACAAAGGACTGAGAACTGTTGCTAGCGATATTTCTCGCGATGAAATTTGTCACTCGTTTTGTAATACAAAAATCGCGGAAGAATCCGGCGAGCGCTATAGCGATAGTTTGAATAAGCTTCGCAAGATGACCGCTCTCTGGATCTACGACAAACTTGGCCAGTCGTCCAACAAGTATTTGGACAAAGACTTCTGGCTTCGTCAAAGCGATAGTCTATTCCTTAGCGGCAAAGCTCCCGAACTAATGGAGACCCGAGCCAGCACGGTGCCTGCGTTCTTTGAAACGAATGCGCTAAATTTGCCTGCCTATGGGCGTGCGTGACGTTACAGTGGCAAATGATAGAGGCCAAGCCTCTGTTTGAGCTGCTTGCAGCCCTTTACGCTTGGTCCATCTCTTGCTATGCTGATGCCACAGTGTGAGCCAGGCATGTGCTTGGGGAGCACTGTTCTTTCCCTCCATTGTTCCGTCAGTGGAGAGCAACCAGCGCCGTGGTCTGACACTTGTCTATAAATCCACGGATGGTTGTGTTCCCGCACTGCATGGGCCGGAAATTTCCAGCCGTAGCATCGGGCCAAGTCCTGCGGATGCAGGCCGGAAGGGACGCCTTCCGCTGGTATGGTTCCACCGACATGGACTTTCGAGCCCCTCTGAAACGGACCAAACACCCCCTAAGCCTCTCAACGATGCTCAAACCTGGGGGTCACTTGCGCTTAAGTGTTGGCACACGCTAGGCAGATAGCCTAGAGTCCTGGAGTTCGATTCCCAGAAGCGCCCTTATGGCTCGTTTCCGCATTATCAGGCGTCCATCTTTTGTGCAGGTAGAAGTGCCTGTGTACGACGTGGAAGAACGATGCTGGTTCTCCTGGGAACCCAGGGGAACATTCGCCACCCTTGAAGAGGCAGAGCGTCGCGCTCATGGCCTGATGGAGGCAACTCCCATTCCAAGAATGGTGATCAAGGAGTACTACTAATGAGCGCCTTCGTCATTGCAGACACCCACTGGGGACACGGCAAAAGCTTGTCCTTCATACAGCCCGATGGTTCCCCATTGCGTCCTTTTTCTTCGTGCGAAGAAATGGACGAGACAATGGTAGAGCGATGGAATTCAGTGGTGCATCCAAAGGACACGGTGTACCACTTAGGGGACGTTGCCATTCCGCGCAGTGGGCTAAAAAACTTAGCCAGGTGCAACGGGAGAAAGATTCTCATTCGCGGCAACCACGACACTTTCAAGCTGAAGGACTACGCTGAGCATTTTGAAGACATTCGCGGGGCCATGTTTCACCATGCCGGCAATGCACTGCCGGGCGGTCTAATCTTCACGCACATTCCAGTGCATCCCGACAATCTTCGCGGGCACTATTTAGGGAACATTCACGGCCACCTTCATTGCCACTTGGTCATCAGCAATGGTGAAGTCGATACGAGATATTTTAATGCTTGCGTTGAGAGGAACGATTTCACTCCTGTATCATTGGATTTGATCGTCGATCACTTCCGCACCAATGTCCGAGGAGCGGCGAACTTTTAACACGCCACTGCGCGAGCCTCTCAATCCCATCATCCATCGTCTTCTTCAAGCCATTGACTGGCACAATTCCCGCTATTTCGAGGACCACAATCCTTGGCATTTAGAAAAAGCGGAAAGCTTGCGAAGCTATGTGAGAGAGCTTAAAAACTGGGTGAAGAAAAAAGAAGAAGGGTGAGGCAAAGTTTTCCCGCGTTAGGGAATCAATGGGTGCGGCCCATGCTTTGCCTTGTTGCGAGTGCTTCAACTCACTCACGGAATCCCAAATATGAAGCCAGCATTGACGAGGATACTGACTACCGTTGGCCAACGGGCTCCTGCAGGAAGCTCAAGAAGCTTAACAGACTTCCGTCCAATACACGGCGGCTCCCTCTAGGAACAATCGCTTATTCGCATGACGAGCTTCGTGGAAGGGCACCTCCCACACATCCCGCTTTCCATTGCGAGAAAAGAACAAACGCACCATTAGCCTTGAGCTTCAATGAGGTCGGTGTATTCAGCTCGCCATTGACGGAGCGCCGCCCTCGCAAGGCGCACTTCTTCGCTATTGGGGCCGTATAGCCTTCCGCCGTCTTCAACGGCCTTGGCGGCCTCCACGGCGTTCTCCCAGGCTTCTTCTATAGCAGCAGAAAGAGCCATGAGAGGAGGGCATGGTTTCTTTAGTCTATTCCGACAAGTTCTGCATTGCTTTCATTATTTTTTCTGCATTGCGAAGCTTTGGCAGTAGCGTGGGCTTATAAGCATGCTCAGCAGCAAGGAGCTGCAGTGCTGCTTGCCGGCTTGCTTCCAGAAGAGCAAGAATAAAAGCCAGTTCCTTTTTAGATAGTTCAATGCTAACCATTTTTAACAATTGCTGAAATTGTGTGATTAGTGAAAATTCTAAGGACTATCTCGTAAGGCTCCTTATCCAGTCAATGTTGTCATCTTTTGATGCATCTAATACTGCCGCTGCAAGAGCAAAGCAGTAGTCATCTACGCCTGAATCTTTGCCGCCAGTTACTGCCCATTGACCACTTGCTCGATACAGCACGCTGAGATTTTTGAGCTGCCAGATAAGCTTTTTATGGGGATACAGTTCGATCAAGCCAGCGTTGAACAGTTCACGCAGTTTACTAAAAGCTTTCATTTTGGTGCTAACTGACCAAGAAAGTTCGGTAACGGGAAAATCCTTGGAAAGATCTTGAATGATGGCGGAGCTATTGAACTGGTCAAGCGTGATGCTTTGGAATTCGTAAAGGCGATGATGCTCTTTAATCCATTCTTCCACTTTTGCGATGCTCACTTCCTTCTTTCCGCCAATCTCAAAATCAGCATCGAAGGTGTGGAGCTTGTCTACGACAAGACGTTCGCCTTCGTAGTGAATGATGCAAGCAATGTATTCGTCTCGTCCCACTCCACCACGAGCGGGGTCGAGGGACAGAAAGTAAGTGCCCATCAGCTCGCGCTTAGGAGGCAGCACTGTTCGGTCTTTATTGACCGCCACGTCCACCACTTCAGGAGCCAACAGTACGGAGTTGCTCCGCCTGAACTGAGCTCCGTATTCCACCCAAAAGCTTTCTTCGTCTTTCTTTAGAGCGTTTTGCAGGAAGGGGCAATCAAAAGGCAAATTGGGGTTGATGTCCCAAGTGGGGATTTGCAAAGCTTGCATGCCGGGGTATTCGCCACTTTCTGCCTGCTTGAAATGCTCATAAAACAAACCACTCGTCAACCATGGCGATGACAACTCAATGATCTTGCCGTGCTTACCGAACTGAGCAATGGAAGGAGAAAGAGCTGTGTACATGGCTTCTGCGCCACGGTTTGCATCGCCGTCAATACTGAAAGCGAGTTCGTCCATGACCACGGCTACAACGGCTTTTCCTCGAGACGCTCGAGCGGAAGCTGGAATAGCTTGGAACACGCAGCCGTTGCTGAGTTCAATTTCCAGGGACGTTTCCCTCGTGATTTCCTGCTCTAAAGGACTATTGATAATGAGCTGACGAATGTTGTCCAGAGCGATTTTGGACTGGCCAAGGTCGTTGGCAACTGTCACCACATACCATTTTTCGCCTTTCCGCACTCTGCGCCGAAAATGCTCGTCCTGGCAAAAGGCCATGTAAGCAGCAGCAACGGAGGCCATGAAAGTCTTGCCACTCCGCCGTCCCATCGACCAAATGGCATGATTAACATTCTCCTCAAACAGATTGTTGAGAATATTTTGTTGCCTTGGCCATAAGGGCGTCTTGAGCACTAGCTCGGCAAATTCACTACACTTCAGCACGATATTTGGTCACAGCTAGTTCTTCCATGCTATGCAACAATCCTTTAGGAAAGAAGTAGGCCGGCCTATTGCGAGCAGGGTCCGCCCAATACTGCTCATCCATCGCCTCCTTCCCCCAACACCATCCATGGATGAATGTGCGCTGGTTTTCAATGGTGACCAGTACAAATTTTTTATTTGGATCGGATTGGCGTTGCACAATCAAATCGTAAGAGTGCTTTGAGCGGGTTTTGATGTCCATGCCGGGCAGGTCGTCGGAGCCCCGCTTAGCCTCGCTTTCTTGATAGAGCAAATGCTTAAGCCCCAAGTGAGAAGCAACGGCCATTTCGCCTGCGGCGCCCAGTAGGTGGATTTCCAAGGCTTTGTCGCCACGAGCGGCACCACGATTGCGCCCTCGAAGCCCTTTGGCTTCATTCACTCGCTGCCTGCGCCGTCCTTCCTCCATCGCCTGCTTTCGTTCCTCTTCGGAGAAGACAAATTCAATGGGAGTGGGCATAACAGGATGTACGTCATGGCCATCATACCCATCTTTAGAATGGAAGCAAGCCCATAGTGTGAACAATGTCGGAAGAAACAGTGGATCTCGGCCATGCAAACGAAGCTGGCCTGCGGGCGGACGGCCTCGCCAACGCTCTTACGGGCATGGGCATTAAGGGCCGCGACAAAAGCCTGCAGACCACTGCCCAGCCCATTGTTTTTCTGGCTCAAGAGGAGCTGGAGGCTCTGTACGGTGAATGGCTGCCGCGTCGCATCGTAGACATTTATGCCGAGCAGGCCACTCGCAAGGGCTTCAAGGTGTTGTTTGGCGGAGAGGGTGCTGCTGCTGAGGAGGTGGTGGGGATTGAACAAACGATTGAAGATTTGCACATCCTCGAGAATTTCATGCTGGCATCAAAAAATGCTCGCCTTTATGGAGGTGCTGTCATTTTGCTTTACATCGACGACGGGCGTCCAGCAGATCAACCAGTAGACAAGAGTCGCATTTATGCCGTTGAAGGAATGGAAGTGCTTGATCGCTGGCAGATTGCGCCTGTGATCAACGAAGAAAATTTGTACGACTATTCCAAGGCAACGTATTACCAAATCATTTCAGGCGACCTCATTCGTCAGCCGCAACTCACTTACATTCATAAAGACCGAATTTTACGCTTCGACGGCGACTGGCTCCCTTATCGCATTAGGCAAAGGAACTATGGGTGGGGAATGAGCAGCTTGCAGACTGTCTACGAAAGCTTTAAGCACTATTGGACTGGCTTAAATGCTTCGGCCACGCTGTTGTGCGAGTTTGACATTTTCGTTCACAAGATCAAAGGCTTGGCGCAAATGTTGGCCGCCGGCAAGGAAAAGGATGTGAGAGATCGTTTGGTGCTCAATGATATGAGCAAGAGCGTCTATCGCGGCTACGCCATTGATGCAGAGAAAGAAGAGCTCGCCTTCATTAGCAGAAACTTCGGGGGCGTTGGAGAGATTCTTGAAAAGATGCGCGTAGACATTATTGGCGCTTCCAAGATTCCGCATACTGTGCTGTTTGGCGAAAGCCCCAGTGGCCTTGGCTCCACTGGCCGCAGCGAAGAGCGAGATTTTGCCAAGACGCTCGCGGACTACCAGCAATCGACTTTCCATCGCCCTCTCAAAAAGCTGATGGAACTGATCATGCTCAGCCGCACTGGCCCAACCAATGGCCGCATGCCTGAATCATGGCGCATTCATTTCAACGATTTGTTTGAGCTGAATGAACGCGAGAAGGCCGACGTGAGAGCTCGCGTGGCAGCCGTTGATGGGCGCTACATCCAACTGGGAGTGCTGAGTCCCAAGGAAGTGGCTGACGCCCGTTACGGCGGCTCTGAGTGGTCAATGGAGCTCACTCTCGACCCGTCCGTAGTGCGGGAACTTCCTGCTCAAGGAGGGGGTGGCTCCACTCAAGAAGGGGGTGGAAAAATGAAGGTATCTCCTGGTGGCCGCGATCCGCTGGATGAACAAAATGGCACACTTCCCATGGACGGAAGCCGAGAAGTGGAGGATGCGGCTGGACTGTACCTTCCTCGTGACCTTGAGCATCAACGAGGCGATGTTGCTTTCACCGACAAGGAGCTGCATAGTCGTGCAGTGTCAGCCGCCAAAAGCAAATTCAAAGTGTGGCCTTCAGCTTACGCCAGCGGCTATGTGGTGCAACAGTACAAGCGCATGTACAAAGAAAAGCACGGCTCGATGAGCGGTGCATTTAAGGGCGATGGTCAGGAGATCTACGCTGATGATCTTGATAAGTGGTTCAAGGAAAAGTGGGTAAGGATTGGGGCCAATGGCGAAATCATGGGGCCATGCGGCGCTCGTGAAGAAAAAGAAGGAAAGCCCAAATGCTTGCCGCAGGCCAAAGCTCAAGCCATGAGCAAAGAAGAGCGTCAAACCATCGTCGCCCGCAAGCGCAAAGCCGATCCCGATCCAGAGCGTAAAGGGCCAGCAAAGATGGTTAGCAGCAAAGTCGATGCCATCGAACCAATGAAAGTGGAAGGCATGATCCTTGGCAATATTGACGAGGAGGCTTTTATTACGGAGGCTGACATTGACAAGGCTTTGAGCGAATGGAAGGAGGAAGCTCCTGTCAAATTCAAGGAAATCTTGGAAGCCGACAATGCTGAATAACCTCAGCGCATTTACGGAAGCAGTGTTGTCTAGCAGGATGGATGCTGCATGGTCTTACGACCGTAATACTGGGCGCTATCGGGACGAACGCGGTAAATTCCTAAGCCAAGCCTCCGTGCAAAAGCTTGTCGATGGACGCATTGATAAGCTGGAAGCTTTGCTTAAGCGCTTCACGCGCATGCTCAATGATGGATCAATCACTCTTGACCAGTGGCAAGGAAGCGTGCGGGAAGCCATTAAAGCTGCTCACATTCAAGCGGCGATTATTGGCCATGGAGGCAAAGTTGGTATGGGCAGTGCAGAATATGGTCGCGTGGGTCAAAGGCTTCGTTTGGAATATGATTTTCTTGCGAATTTTGCCTCCGATTTGCTTGGCGGTCGCGTTTCTGCTCCCATGGCTTTGGCTCGCATTGGCTTATACGCTCAAAGCGTTCGTGGCAGTTACTGGCTGGGAGCCGAAATCAGACAACAAGGACAAGGCTACTCCTTGATGCGTCGCATCTTGGACGACCAAGCGAAGCACTGCGAAGATTGCCTGCGTTATGCCGCTCGTGGCATCGTCCCCATTGGAAGCGTGCCACTGCCGGGGCAGCGTTGTGAATGCGGAGCCAGGTGCCGTTGTTCAGTTCGCTACTTTAGGCAGCAGCCGCAGGCAGTGCCAGTATAGTAAGGCAAAGCTCGGAGCCCATGAAAGTCCTTGTAGGAGACACTGGCCTAATCGGTAGTGTTCTGCAACAGTCCACCAATTTTGACGCCACCTTCAATTCCAAGAATATTCATGAGCTGCCAGAAATTGCCAACATGCCGGGGCAAGTGGACGAGCTATATCTTGCTTGCTTGCCTGCCACAAAATGGCTAGTCAATCAAGATCCCGCAAAGGACTTGAACAATATTCTTTCCATTGTCGATGTGTTGACGGAGGTATGGGCGACGAAAGTGATTCTCATTTCCACTATTGACATTTATCAACACACTGATCGCGGGGCAAACGAAGGCTTTTGGACGCATTTTGGGCCGTCAAGCTATGGCACCAATAGGCTTTTGTTTGAGACGCTTGTTCAAGATACGCTTGCCTTTAACACTTGCATTGTGCGACTACCAGCGGTCTTCCATCCGCTTATCAAAAAGAACATTTTGTTTGATTTGCTAAATGACAACAATGTCAGTCAAATCAATGGCAATTCCGCCTATCAATGGTATCCGCTTAAGCGCTTGTGGGAAGACATTCAAGAAGTGAAAGGCAATGAAGTGATCAATCTATTTCCGCCTCCCATTGAAACTTTGGAAATCATTGACAAGTTCTTTTCCGATGCTGAAATATCTTCGGGCGATCGTATTGCTTATGACTATCGCACGATGGCTACGAAGAGTGGCTATTGGCTTTCCAGGGAAGAAGTAATGAGCGAAATGGAGGCATTTGTCAATGAAACTCGGGGTTAGTGCAATTGGTTGGGAAACCGAAGACCATGCAGAAATCGTTTTGCATCTTCCCGATGGCATTGAGCTTTTAGAGGCAGTGCCGTTCAAACGACACAGCCGCTTCTCTGGATATTTGCAAAAATATTCCGCGCAATCATTGTTCTATGGCATGGACATTGATGCATTCTGGGACGAACAAGCCCTTGATTCGTGCCTGGCTAATTTGGTGATGATGGCTCATGAGTATGAATGGAAAAGAATGGTCCTTGGCAGTCCGGGGCTGCGAAAAGGTGATAGGCGCTATTTGATGGACGCACTTGCAAGAGTGAACGATGCCCTTGCGACCATTGATTGCATTGTCTGCATCGAGCCCGTAGCCAAGCCCTACGGCGGCGAATACTTTTTCACAGTCGAAGAAATTGTGCAAAGCCTTGCAGAATATTCACTGTCTCACGCTGCAACCATGATCGACACCAACAGTGTGTGGCTAGAAGGTCAATGGCCGGAAGATGTGCTTGTTCAATATTTCCCATACATCAAGCACGTTCACATTAGCGACCAAAACATTGGCCCCATTGTCTCCCAGGAAAAGCACGAGCGCTTTGCCGAGGCGCTTCGCAACGCGGAGTACGAAGGAGCGGTCATCCGTGAACTACTGAAGGCAAAGAACTATCCAGGCGAGTACCATTATTTCGCTCATCTTTACAAGCCTTCCAGCGTTTCACGCACCTTTTCCTCGATCAAATAGATGCCCTGAATCTTGCCTGTATAGCAAGAAAGAAGATTGTCTTGCTGCTTAAATAGTGGAGCCCTGTAAGCACTGGCATTGCTGCGCTTGCTTTTCGTCGAGACAACGATGCCTTTGCGGGAAAGATGATCCAAAAACCCCGGCCAATAACAGCGAGCATGAAGTTCTGCCTTTTCTCTTAGCTGCTCCAGCTTTTCCATGGAAGGTTCTTCTTCGATGGGCAACACTGAATCAGCGGCAACGCTATGTACTACATGACTTAGCGAAATAGCACCGTCGTGAAATGGATAGAAGGAAAACAGTGGTCCGTCAATGTAAGTCAGGGCTCCAAACGGCAAAGGCTTTTGAATGTTATAAAGAAACATTGCCACTGCTTCGAAGTATTCACTGCTTGATGGCTTTAGCAGCGAGTTGTTGGTGCAATCAATCACCAAATGAAAATCTTGCTTCAACTGCTTAACGTCTTCCCTGGTAATTTGTTCTTGCTGAAAGACTGGGGATAATTGTTCAGAAAAGAACTGCTTGGCCTCAATTGGGGAAATGTAACGCTCTTGCGTGCGCCAGACCATGGAAGTGTCGCGGAGAAAGTTTGCCTCAATCTCTTCGTATTGAAAAATCAATGGAGGAAAAATGCTCCTAACTGTGCCAGCATCTAGCAGACTTTCGTCGTCTGGCACTGCATACAAATTGTCTTCTACTGCGTAAGTGAGACTTCCGTATTCGTGCATGAAGCGATCAAAAGTGAATCTGCATAGCGAGCGAGTGGCCGCATTCCTTGCATAGTGATAACCAAGGTGAAGTCGATTTTGGTTAATCAGCGAGGCACCGTGAAATGGCTCAGGCTCGCGGTCGAACAGCGTGATGCGATGCTCGTCTCGGAGCTGATAAGCCAAGTGGCATCCCACCCATCCAGCCCCGATAATCGCTACGCGCATGCCACTGTCCGCTTCTGCCATAGTCTAAAACCCTTGTAAGCGGCAATTAGCCGCCAGTGCTATGATAACAGTAAACATCCTGGAGAATTGTGGCAAAAGCTAGGAATCCGCTGCCCGCAGCGCTGATTGAAGAATTTTTGCGGTTAGACGATAACGGTATTTTGATTTGGAAAAAATCTCCGCATCCTCGTATTAAGGCAGGTGATCGGGCGGGTCGTGTCCCTAAGGGGAAGCACTTGCAAGTGACAATTAACAAAAAGGCGTACAGCTACCATCGAATTGTTTATTATCTAGCCTATGGAATCGATAGCCTTGGATGGGAGATTGATCATATAAATCGCGATCCGACGGATAATCGACCTGAAAATTTACGCCTTGCCTCGGAATCTGATAACAAATGGAATACTCAAAGGCGCAATAAAACCAATGTGGGACACAGGGGTATTCGCAAAAGGTTTTGGGGGCAGTCTTATCGATGGGAGGTCACGTTCCGAGGATCGTACGTTGGTAGCTTTTCCTCAATGGAGGAGGCCGTGGATGCCTGGGAATCTAGGGCGAAGGATCACGCGGGTGCTTTCTTTTGCCCGCCGCAAAATCGCGAGTAAGATTGCAGCAGTCTTGATTGCTCAATGGCAAAAATTCTCTACTGCGGGGATTGCGCAGTGCAAACAGGTTTTGGGCGCGTAGCTGAGTACCTTATTCCAGCGCTAGCTAAAGAGCACGAGGTGCATGTACTTGCTGTCAACCACCACGGGGATCCTACTCCCATGCAGCAATACTGCCAGCTCTACCCTGCCATGGCATACGGCTCTGATCCTTTTGGTCAGCATCGTATTGGAGAGCTAGTCCAAAAGATCAAGCCCGACTTGGTGTTCATCCTTAATGACATTTGGGTGGCAATCAATTTGTTCAATGCCATCAAGCCCTTTAAGGAGAGCATTGGTTTCAAAACCGTTGTGTACACTCCCATCGACTCCTACGGGCTATTTGCGGAGCTTTGCGAGCCCATCAGCCATTGGGACAAGCTTGTTACCTATACAGACTTTGCCAGGGAGGAACTGCGCAAAATGGGCTACGACAAGCCCATTGAAGTGGTGGGGCATGGCACGGACTTCACCAAATTCTTTCCTTTGGACAAAGAACAGTGCAGGAAGGAGCTGGGCGTGCCAAGCGACGTGTTTATTGTCTTCAATGGCAACAGGAATCAGCCACGCAAGCGCATTGATCTTACTATTAAAGGGTTTATCAAGTTTGCGAAGGACAGGCCAGACGCGCGTTTGTGGCTCAATATGGGCAAGAAGGATATGGGCTGGGATTTGGTGCCTTTGTTCAAGCGCGTGGCCAAAGACGAAGGGTACGATCCCACTGGAAAGCTCATTCTTACCAGCCCTGAATTCTCTACTCACAACTGCCTGCCCATTGAGCAGCTCAATAAGGTGTATAACGCTTGCGACGTGGGCGTAAACACTTGCATTGGCGAGGGATGGGGCTTGGTCAATACGGAGCACGCCGCCACTGGCGTGGCACAACTCGTGCCTGACCATACAAGCTTGAAGGAAATCTTCAGCGAAGTGCCCCGCATTCTTTGCCAGGGCTCGGAAACTGACAGGAACTATGGACTTGAGCGTCCATTGCCCACGCCCGAAAGCTTGGCCGAACTCTTGGGGGACTATTACGAAAATCGGCAAATGCTTGCTGCCGATGGCGAATGGTGCTATAAACGCATCCATGAAAAGCAGTTCACCTGGCCTTTCATCCAAAAGAAAATGCTTGGCATCATTGAAGAAACGCTTGCTCAAAGTGCTTCTTCTCAGTTCAAAGGCTTCGGCACTCCCGCAAAAATTGTTTGATCACTATGGAAATCTCTCAAATTTTTCTGAGCGACGCGGGGGATGAGCTTTCGCCGTTTCTCCAATATGCCACTGGCACTGTTAAAGCTTCGTTTCCTTCTGCAAACCACACCGTCTACACCAAAGAAACACTGAGGCAATTCATTACCGACAATTACGATCCTGACGTGCTGTGGGCTTACGACTGTCTAAAGCCCTATTCATACAAGGCTGATCTTGGACGTTTCTGCCTACTGAATAAGCTTGGCGGCTGGTATATGGACATTGCCATCAGAGTGGTCAACCCCGTAGAAGTGGGGCCTCGCATCAAATGGTTAGCGTTCAGGGACATTCAGCGCTTTAGCTTCACTTCTTGGGCGTGCGCCACGACTGTCCTGTATTCACAGCCCGATAATCCCGCGCTGACCACTGCCATCCAGTTGATTGTCAACAACTGTCACGAGCGCTTTTATGGCATCACGCCATTGTGCCCTACTGGACCCACGCTGCTTGGCCAAGCGCTGGCAATGAACGGTCCTGCTTCGGACTTCGTTTATGGTGACTACCTAGAGCTAACTCCTACGCATGAGCAGAAAAACAGGGCTTTCGTCCTGCCCGATGGAACTATTATGGCTTGGTCCAAGCCTTCTGGTGGTGGTGATCTTACTGGCGTTGGCGCTAAAGGCGTAAACAATTACAACGAACTCTGGGCCACGCGAGATGTCTATGCAAGCTGAAGATTGGCACATCTATGTGATGTGTCATGGCGATAACGAGCCTCGCTATTCGTCCTCCGCTTCTCTCCATCGCATGAAATTAGGGGCGGAAAGTCGCCCCCCGGAAGAACTGCTACAACTTTTTCATGCGGGCTGGACGCTGGATAACCTGGGCGGGCATAATATTTCGTCCTGCAACAAGTGGTGGTCCGAACTGACTGGCATTCACTGGCTCGTCAACAATGCCACGGAAGAGTTCATCGGCAATGCTCAGTACAGGAGGCAATGGGCAGATGAGGGACTAGCTCCTTCTTCTCCTTCAGTGCTGTACATTCCCGAGCCTGAGCGCTTTGGCTGCTCCATTGCCAAACAGTATCGCGAGGGGCATGTAGGCATGGACGGCATTGAGCAGGCGCTATTGATTGCGGATCGTGGACAAATGCCAATCACGAAAGAAGAATTAGAGCTTGCATTCAATCAGAATATTTTCTTTGGCCATATCATGGCGCGAGGAGCCCATGTAAATTATTGTGAAGTCATGCAAACTTTGCTGGATTGTATGTGGCCAATCTGGGACAATTGTCAAGAAAAGATTAAACAAATTGAAGGCTACAATTGTCGCTACATTTCGTTCTTGGCAGAACGCATCATGACAGCATTGATCTTGCATCGTGAAAAGGTGTGGCCGGGGCTTAGTATTGAAACAGCTCCAATCAATTTTTTCCCGCAATGACCAAGAAAGAAAAGCAGGCCAAAGTGGCCAAGGTGATGCGCGAGTTCAAGGAGGGCAAGCTTAAAGGCAGTGATAAAAAGCCAATTACCAACTATAAGCAAGCTGTTGCAATTGCTCTGTCAGAAGCTGGTATGAGCATGAAGAAGAAAGATGCCAGCGAAGACTACATGCGTGCCTTCATTCGTCAAGTGCTTGAAGAAGAAGAGGCAATGGAAGAAGAGGGGGAAATGGAAGAGGAGTGTGATTCGGGAAAGTCCTAAGGGGCGACACTGAATCGTTCGCCCCTCCATCGTCTGTTCGTTCAGCAGCGCGTCGTGGCTTGGAGCTGCGCAAGAAGCATGGCAAAGGCGGCCTGACCACTCAGGAAGCTGGCAAGCAAGGCATTGGCAGCGGTGTGGCAAGGGCTGGTGACTTGGCGGGCGGCAGCAAGATCAGCTACGCAACCATCAAGAGAATGGCCGCATTTTTCTCTCGCCACGAAAAGAATAAAAGCGGAGGCGAGGATGACGCCGGCTACATTGCATGGCTTTTGTGGGGAGGAAATGCCGGTAGGGCGTGGGCCCATCGGATTATTAAGATGGTGGAAAGCCGCAAGGAACAATCGTGAGCGAATACGTCCGTGTCATTGAAGAAGAAGAAGACGGCATTGGCATCATGAAGGCTCTGTGCATTCTTTCTGCGCATGAGCATCGTGACACTTCCAACTGGCGGCTAGTCGAAGAGCAGCACTTCAAAAATGGGCGTCTTGACGAAACCCATATCTTTGTGCGCAATGCCTATGACAAGCCCCATGAATATTTTGAACCAGTCAAAATGCTGGTCTTTGAAGCTGAGGCTATTGCCAAAAGCTATGTGATGACGGGCATTGAACAACAAATCGAAGGGCTTCAGGACGACGATGACGACGAAGATTGAGCTGCGTTGACAACAAAATTTGGCATGCCTAATAGCCAAAGCACTGACAGTCCATAAAGCCCGCTAAGGGTGGCAATTTGCACTGCGGACGGCTCGCTTTCCCCACGTTCCATACGACAGTAAGTAGCAGCACCAATGTGCAGCTCGCGAGCCACGTCCCTTTGCGATAGGCCGCTATTGAGACGAGCGTCCTTCATTCGCTGTGCCGTGATTAGCTTGCGCTGCCAGTGCGGCATGCGTAGCGCATTGACAGAGCTGTTAAGGAAATGACGCACCGTGTTTCACCTGTGGAACAAGAAGCATAGTTTACTACATTTATTTCGTTATTTTTAATATATGAGCGAAACTTCTTTCCGCTACGATGTCGCGCCCATCGAAAAGTATGAAGTGACCCCCGAGGGTTATCTTCGTGCTTGGGCCACTATCGCTCGCACTGGAGTGCAAATGTACTCCGACGCGGATGGCAGTGTTAGGCGCGAATATCGTCCCGAGCAAGAAGTGGGTTCTCCTGACAGCCTCACTTCGTTCGGTGCAAAAGCGATTACGCTTGAACACCCGCCCGTTCTTCTTGATAGTGTCAATACAAGGGACTATCAAATCGGTTTCACTGGCACTGATGTAATTTATGACAACGGTTTTGTCCGCGCTGTCATGACAATTACAGACAAGGATGCCATTGAAAAGATCATGCGTGGCGACGCGAAAGAGGTAAGCGCTGGCTACCGGGTCGAATACGATCCCACGCCTGGCGTCACTGATAGCGGCGAAAATTACGATGGCGTTCAACGAATGATCAGCGGAAATCACGTTGCTGTTGTTAGGCGTGGCCGCGCAGGCCCGCAGGTGAAGCTGCATCTTGACCGAATGGATGCGGCTGATCCCTCATTGATCTCTACACAAGAGGAAACTCCTATGGCTGCACAAGTCAATTTTGATGGTGTTTCTTTTGAAGTGTCGGAAGGCATTGCTACGGCCATCGCTAAAGAGCGGGAGGACGCAAAAGCAAGCTACGACATGATGAAGAAGAAATACGATGAAATGATGTCCAACGCTTCCAAAATGAAGGAAGAGATGGATGCCATGAAGAAAGAAATGCAAGGTAAGTGCGACGCTGCCGAAGGTCGCGCTGATGCCCTCGAGCAAGAGCTGGAAGCCGCCAAGGCCGACCTGGCTGTTGCTGGTCAAGTGAACATTGATTCGCTTGTTGAAGAGCGCGTTGCTCTCATTGACAAAGCTCGCACCAATTTGGATAGCGAGTTTGATTTTGCCGGCAAGAGCGCCCGCGAGATCATGGAAGCCTCGATCAAAGCTGTTCGTGGCGACGCTGATCTGTCGGAGCGTTCCGACGATTACGTTCAAGCAATGTTCGACACCTTGGCTGAAGCCGCTCCCCGTAGCGACTCTGCATCGACTGACGAACTGCGCAAAGCTGTGGCATCCATTGCCACTCCTGTTTCTGCTCCTGCGTCCTACATGGACAATCTGCAGAATGCTTGGAAAACTCCCCTCTCCGTTACTAAGGAGCGCTGATTATGGCCGTCGTTTTTTCTTCGGTGAGTTCCGGGACGGCAGGTGGCGTGCAGCAAAGCTATGCGCTTGAGCTGACCGCACTGCTGGAAGGTCAACTTTCCGACATCCGTGACAACACTATTGGCACCTACATCAACGAAACCAACGCCGTCCTGGCCTTCGGTAACGTTGTGGTGTACAACTCTGGCGGCACTGTCGCCAACTCTGCTAAGACCATTGGTGGCACTGGCGAAACCGTCGTGGGCGTGAATGTGCTCACCTACGTTGATGAAACCGCGCTCGATTCCAACAGCCGCCCTGGCGTGAAGGATGAGCAAGTGCTCAACGTGGCCAACGAAGGTGCTGTTGCCGTGTATGTCCATGGCTCGGTCACTCCCGCCACTGCCGTGCGCGTCATTCACACCGCCACTGGCGTTCAATATGCTGGTCAGTTCCGCTCAGCTTCCCTGGCTGGCAAAACTGCTGTCCTGTCGAATGCCCGTTATCTCACCTCCGTCACTGGCTCTGGCCTGGCGATCGTTGAGCTGAACGGTCCTTCGTTCACCCTCACCGCTGACACCTGATAGGAGGCCCTCCAATGTCTGATTTCCGTATGGATGAAGCGGGTCTGTTTCTCGAGCGTCAGCTTGAGTACATCCGCCCTCAAGTATTTGAAGTGGCTTATGCCGACATCAAATACCCCACCATTCTGCCTGTTACCAGCGAGGCTGGTCCTGGCGCTCAAACCTTCACCTATCGCGTGATGGACGCGACTGGCGAATTCAAGCTCATCGCTGACGCTGCTGACGATCTGCCCCGTGCCGACATCAGCCAAGTCGAGAAGAGTATCAACATTCGCTCGTTTGGTGGTTCGTTTGGTTACACCGTTCAAGAGCTGCGTGCCGCCCAAATGGCCAACATCGCTCTTGAGCAGCGTCGCGCTTCTGCCGTTCGTCGTGCTTACGAAGAGAAAGTGGAAGAAGTGGCCATGTTTGGCGAATCTTCCGTGGGCCTGCAAGGCTTCTTTAACAACGCCACTGTTGACGTTGTTGCTGCTGACAAGTGGTTCACCGATAGCGGCACCACTGCCCAAGAAATGCTGGACCTGCTGAACTATGGCGTGACTGCCATCATCAACGGTTCCAACATGAAGGAGCAGCCCGACACCATCCTCATGGCTTGGGAAGATTACAACACCATCTCCACTCGTCGCAATTCCGATTCTTCGGACGTGACCGTGATGGAATACTTCCTGCGCACCAACCCCTACATCCGCAACATCGAGCCCATCAACCAGCTTGATGCTGACAAGAGCACCCTGTCGAAGAATCGCATGGTGTTCTACAAGCGCGATCCGCAGAAAGTGCAACTGCACATTCCGCAACCGCTTGAACTGTTTCCGCCTCAGCAGCGTGGCCTGGAATTCATCGTTCCTGCTCATGCTCGCGTGGGTGGCGTGGCCCTCTACTATCCCAAGAGCGTCCTGTACCTGCAGGCTCCCTGAGGATAGACAAGTGATGGGCGTTAAGCTAATGAACAGTTCTTTTGAACACAAATGTTGATTGCTTATCGCCCTGAACTTGAAAACCCGCCGCGTGAGGGAGGGTTTGGCATTATCACTGATGCTGGCATGATTCAGCTCAGTCCTGGCGTCAACACTGATGTTCCTGAAACCAAGTGGGATATTGCCCGCAAAAATGGCACTGTCAAGCGGCTTATGGCCCTTGGGGCCATTGAAGAGGTGAAGGAGCAGGCCACCGTTCAAGAGGTGCCCACCAGTGTTAACACTCTCATTCAACTGCCATTGAACGAAGCATTCCGTCTGCTTGAAATCATGCATGACGAGGATCAGCTTCTGCAATGGAAAGGAAAGGAAGGGAGGGTTCGCATTCGTAATGCCATCAACAAGCGCCTGGAAAATATCAAAGCAGGAAAGGTCTGACCATGGCCGTCACCTACGCTAATTTTCTAGATCGCTTTCCTGAATTCACTCCCCACCCATCGGGCATCGTGAACGGGGCTCTTGAGGAAGCTGCAGCAGACGCTACCACTGATGTGTTTGGCAGTCAAACTGACCGAGCCGTTAAGCATCTCGCAGCCCACATTATTGCCATTCAACTTGCACAAATGGGCATTCAAATTGGTGCCACAGAAGGCAAGGTTTATGGCAATGGCCTCGATGCCACGCAATACGGCCAAGAGTTTAAGCGCATGCTTGATACCGTCGCCGGATCTACCACCGTTGGTTTCGTCGTATGAGCAACGTCCTGTCGCCACTCGCTAATGCCACTTTGGTTTGGCAAGTGGCTTCTGGATATGCGCAAGATGCAACCACTGGCAATTATGTGGCCACGGCCACTGGCATCACTTATTATGCCTCTCTTAAGCAAAAGAACAATCCTCGATTTGACTATTTGCTTGGAGCTGATGCCACTGCAGTGTATATGGAGGGCAGGTTAACTGACCCCCTCACGCTTTCTGGAATTACGCCTGGAAGCTCCGCTGCAGCAACGATCAATGGTAGAGAAGGTCGCTTTGAGCTGTTGCCGAATGAACAAATTGCTGAGCATTATTGGCAATTTCTTGGCACACCAATCAGAGGCATTTTTAGACTGGTTGGTAAAGGAAGCGTACAGAACGTCTGACGCTTAACCATCTTCTTTCCCATTGAGGACTTTCTCATGCTCTACCATCCGACTGAACTGGTTAAGAGCCAAGACGTTATCGTGCGTGTTGGCTCGATCACCGGCACTTCCCGGCCCATCATCACTCAGAGCGGCGCCACCTTCACCGTCAGCGGCGCTCCTACGCTTTACACGCTGCAGGCCGCCACAACGGCTTCTGTGGCCTTTAACGACGGCAATACGGAATTCTACCTGCTTGGTGGCGGCGGCTTCTCTGACAGCGTTATCGTTACCAGCCAAGCCACTGCTTCTGTCACCTCCTACTTCCAGAAGGATGTGGACGGCACCGTGTTCCTGCCCAATAGCTTTGACGAAGCTTTCCAAGTGATTAGCGCTTCGCGGTACGACAAGAATTCGGAAGTGTACGTTGAAATCAACAAGCAACTGGGCGCTTCTGGCACCACTTACTATTACGATCGCGTGGCCTATGTTGGTCGTGTGATGAACTACAACGAGAGCTATCCTGCGGATAACCTCGTGGAAGTCACCTTCGACCTCATCAGCCGTGGTCGTATTGGCATTCACCAAAATGCCGAAGAGACTGGCAGCATCATCCCCACTGCTCCCAACTCCTGATTGTTCCTTCCCCATTGTTTCTTTGCTAGCCTGCCTATACGGCAGGCTTTTTTATTGTGAACATTGCTCAGTTTCGCGATACTATTGTCACTTTGCTTTCCGCCAGTCCCGATTTGATTGGCGAATATATTTTGCCAGACGCCACAGAAATTCCAGCAGTGTATGTGGTCGGTCAACAGGGCGTGCCTGCGGAGTGGAAAGTGAAGGGCTTGGAAGTGACAATGCGACAATTTCCTGATTTGCGCCCCGGCTCGCCACTAGGAGGCACTGTCAAGGTGAATCAGCTTTGGGAGGTGATTTTGATGCAATACACGCCCGCATCAGATACTCTTGCTTTGGCCATGGACAGAATGGTGCGGAGATTTCCTGATGCCACGCCTCGGTATTTTCCGGGGGACGACGTGGCTTATGAACGCTGTCGCTTTGTCGTTCCCGACCTTATCCTTCGTCCACTGGCACAATGAGCGCAACAATTATTGGAGGCAGCTTTGTCAATCCAGACAAGCTCGTGGCAAAGCTTGTTGATGCTTTTGAACAATGGGCGGAAGAAGATATTACTGGCGCCCACTGGGATGATCAATTTAAGGAAATGGGGCGGTGGCAGTACGATGGGGAAACGCGCCGGAAGAACGGAGAGACAGTTTATTCCCCTAGGGATATTTATGACTTAGGAGCATTGTATGAAAGCGGCATCAATAGCTATAACTTCACCTTGTCGGCCAATGTGGCCACGGCAGATTGGAACTGGGATGCTACTAATAGCTCGGGCGAGTATTATGCTCGATATGTTCACGATGGCTACGGAACAAATCGAACTGGCCGCCCATGGACCGACGAACTGTACTATCCTCAAAAATTCAAGGGAAGCACTCCTGAACGGGCGTTGCTCAAAAGGATAAAAGCCGCTCTAGGGACAAAATGATCATCGACTATCTCCGTAGCTCCGACTTCACTGTCCATGCAATCAACAACGAAATCGAAGGCACTGCCTTGCAGGCGGGGGTGTTGTGCTTGATTTCCTGCCGGGAATCCACCATTAGAATTGCAGACGACAATCATTCGTTTTTGGTGGAAATCCCTAAGGAATTCCGCTCGAGCCACGAACGGGTGAAGGTATTCAATGCCCTGTTGAACATTCTTGACCATGAGCAAATACAGCTTCCTTCTGCAAACCAAGGCTGAAGACTACTTTCAACTGACGCCCGAGATTCGCTTGAAGAAATACAACGGCTGGCTCGTGGCCGAGGCAATCGAGCAGGAAGAAATTAGCAAGCTTCAAAGCCAAGCCACCATTCGTGCCGTGCAATTAGCAAAGCGCATTGCAACGACTAAAGACATTCCTCTCGACGAAGCTTTTGCTCTGCTCCAAGGCGGCAGCTCCATCACTGAGGCGGAATTGCTTTCCGACTTTACTGATGAGACCATGGCCATGATTACCAGCGGCACGTCCGTTGAGGCCACCAATGCTCGCATGGTGACCGCTTTTGTGCGCTCACGGGGTCAGGGCATGATCGATGGAGAGTGGACCGACTTGGGCGACTGGGAGCTCGATGACACCAAAGGACTGCCTCGCGCTGCCATTGCCAAGGTGGTGGAATTCATTGCTGCTGAGCAAGACGCGGAAGTCAAGGAGGCCGCTAATGCAGCAAAAAAAGCGAGGAGCAAACCGCAGGGTCTGTCGCAGAACAGTTAGAGGATCAAGCCAGGAAATTCCTGAAGGCGCTTACGAATTGGAACGAAATCTACTTTCGTCTATCAGCTTCCGACTTGAAGGACGATAGATGGTGCGCGGCTCAATTCGGCAAACAGCCCATTCGTGACGTAAAAGCGGCTCTTAAATACCTCGAAAAGCACGACATTGCTAAGCACAACATAGAGAGCGTTGCCATTGCCAAACTTGGAACAATGGTGGCAGGGATGATGGCGGGCAAGAAGAGCACTGTCAAGGCGGAGCATTTCTTGCCTTTCGACACCAAAGCGCTCAAAAAAGAAGATGGTATTACTGACGCAACATTGATTGTTGTGCAACGCTTAATGAAAACACGTCGCATGGACGGGCGAGTGATTGCATTGCTGGCTGATGAATTGAAGGCATTTGCTGGGCGAAACAAGGACGAGTGACTATAGAATTAAGAAACTAGAGACGCTGGCGTAAAATCGTGGCTCAAGACGCACAACTTCTGCTGAAAGTAGGTCTTGATCTTTCCACGTTCAGGAATCAACTGAACACCATCGGCACGCAACTTGGCGGTCAGCGATTAGGCATTGGCATTGAATTTAATAAGAAGACGATAGCGGATCAATATCGAATTCTCGATAAATACATAGGCAGGAAGGAATTTACAATCACCCTAAAGAGCAATTTAGAATCGGAAATCAAGGCGGCGGACAGGCTTGTCCAAGCGTTGCAAAGGGTTCAGCAGGCAGCACAGGCGACGAAAGGTGGTCTCCCTGTAGGCACCTCTGCCCTCGGATTGAAAAAGCCGACAGGGGGCCTTTCTGCCGCAGAAATCAAGACTCTTTTTAACGCAGCGATTCAGGGCGGACTGCTCGACGAAAAAACGCTCGGCAAGACGCGAGCGCAAATGGTGACGGCGCTCGGCAGCATTGGCCGGGACGCCATGGCCGGTTTGCTCAATGGTTTAGAAAGCGGCAACGCCGACTTGAAAAAAGCTGCCGAGATGATAGGTGTTACGCTCATTGCAACAGTTAAATCCATCCTTGGGATTGCGTCCCCGTCAAAGGAATTTGAAAATATTGGCAAAAACGTGGGGGAAGGTTTTGAAAAGGGCGCACTGTCATCAATGGATAATGCCTTTGATGCATTGGAGAATAAGGTACGGCAAAGAGGCAAAATACTAGATACATTGGCGCGTGGCATTTTTAGAATGTTGGGCATGGATCCGGCCGCCATGCTTGAGCAGGCAAGGCGGCAGAGGATGCCTCCTGCTATTAGCTGGCCTGCTGTTGCTGGCTCCGCTCAACGTCCCCCAGTCGGACCGTCGTCAACTGGAAGATTGCTGGCAGGAGCCGCTCCTCTTTTGTCTATCGGGGCGAGTCGCCCTGCGGCTGGACTGCTCCCCAGTGTTACAAGACAAAGCGAGCTAACCACAGGCTTGGAAGCCTTGATGCAAGCACTGTCGGCGCAATCGCAGGGCGCGGGCATGGGTGGACCTGCAGGCGCAATTGTTTCAATGGAGAGTGGCTTCATTACGGCCATGCGTGAGCGTTTTGCCAAGGCGGCTGAACGTTATTTGTTTGGCGTCGAAACGCAAATAGTTGATCTTTTTGATGCTGCGGTAAGGCAAGTGGAAGTGGCGGTCGATCAGTATATAGGCAGGATTCAAGGACAAATTTCTCAAAGGGCAAGACAGAGTGTTTCAGTGGTGGATTTAGGTGCTGCAGTTCAGCGTTTACTGCCCGAGGCTCCATCCAAGAAAAGCCCCTTGATGCTGCCTGCGGCTGGAGAAACTACGGCAACGCGCCGCGTTCGCGTCACAACGGGAGAGTTCACCGGCAAAGGCTATGTGCCCGAAGGTGGATTTCCTTCTGACACAATGCTGGGAGGCCGCCAGGGGCCAGCAACTTTCATTGGCCCTGGCAGCTCAATGGAAAAGTTCAAAACAGCTTTAGACATTGCCACTGCTTCAAGCCGTAATTTTCGCGCCAGTCAAATTCCTTTGGTGAGTGGACTGAAAGAAATCACGGAAGAATTTGGATTCGCTATTAAGCAGGTTCTTCTGTTTGGCACTGCATACAAAGGGCTTGCATTTGTAACAAGCCTTCCAGGGCAAATCCTTAATGCCGCAAAAAGTCAGCAGCAGTACAACAATGCGCTGCAAACCGCCACGCAAGATACCGGCACCTTTGCGAAAGAGTTGCTATACGTCGACAATGTTCAGCGGGCATTTGGCTTAAATCTTGAAACAACGCGCACAGGCTTTACCCGCCTCTACGCTTCCATGGCCCCTGCAGACTTTGATTCGGGGTCCATTGAAAAACTTTTCACTGGCATTAGTGCAGCCACTGCTGCCTTGCAATTGACACCAGACAAGGCGGAGCGAGTGATTTATGCCTTCGGGCAAATGGCGAGCAAGGGGCAGATTATGAGCGAAGAGCTAAAAGGCCAATTGGGTGATGTTTTGCCCGGCGCTCTTGCCATTTTCGCGAAAGCCGCTGGCATGTCCGTCAAGGAATTTAGTAAAGCAATGGAAGACGGAGTATTCGTCGGAGGGAAGTTTAGGGAGGTATTTGCAAAAGTCAGTGATGAGCTGATGACACGCTTCGGCACTGGTGCGCAAGCCGCTGGCAAATCTTTGCAGGGCTTATTGAATACCGTGGGAGGCGACTTTCAGCGCACCTTAGAAAGTTTTGCTCCGCTGGCAAATGCCGCTGCGCAGGCAATCTTGGGCCCCTTGTCTGTAGTGCTCAAAGAAATTTCAGTTGCAGCTCAGCTTGCAATGGGAGAGCAAGACAGAGTAGCTGAGCAGTTGAGAGCAGCACAAAAAGATCTGTCCAGCTTGAGAACTGGCGGAGCAGACGAGAAAGACATTCGAGCCGCTGAGCAAAATGTTGCGGCACTGGCCGCAAGATATGAAACGTTGAACGAGGCGATGAGAGATCCCGCCATAGCCAAGCGCTCAAAAGATATTCAACAATTCATCGCAGAAGTCACAAAAGCCTCTAGCGCTGTGATGAATTTTGCGGGCAATATTAGTTCTATCCTTGGCCCTATCTTTGTCTCGTTTGGAACAAATTTAAGCAATATTATCAATACTCTCGCAATTCTTGGCTTTTCGTTTGCGGCTATTCGCGCTAGCGCAATGGTGGCGATGGGCACGCTGGCCACAATGAATGCAGTGGTGCAGGCCGGGCAAAGTATCAGTACAGTTGCCGCCGCGAGAGCAACGTTGCTGGCTGGAGCGTTGAAACTGGTTGGAGTTTCGGCGACGGGAGCGCAAATCGCCACGATTGGATTTGGTACAGCCGTCAAAGCATTGCTCGCATCTACTGGAATAGGACTGCTTGTGGTTGCGCTTGGCTCCGTAGCAGCGGCATTTATGAGCATGGGCAATGCAGCAAAAAGCGCTGCCGACAAGGCAAAACAGTCTATTGATTCGATGACTGATGCGGCAAGAACTGGTAATGTGGCGATGGTTCAAATGCAATTGTCGGTGGCAAAAGCCGAAAGACAAGACTTGGAGAATTTAATTAAAAGCGTTGAAACAGCACGGACAAAGAAAGGTGCCAGGCAGGCTGAAATGGTGACGTTGACGGAAGCTCAGAGAAAAGAAATTGCGAATCTAGGCATAGATGCAACTGGTTCTATTGCTAAGTCAACACTTCTAAATCTGTTGAGCGAATTAAGAGCTCCTTTGGCAAAAACCGTAGCAGAAGGAGAGCAGAAGCTTGTTAAAGCAGAGGCGCGGGCAAAAAGACTCGGACTGAATAAGCCAACTCCTGGGGCTCTGCCTGCGGATGTCGAAGAAGACAAGAACGCAGAAAGGAGGCGGAGAGAAGCAGAGAAACTTGCGAATCAACAGCAACAACTTGCGATGGATGCTGCCAATCGTCAAAACGCCTTAGACAAGGCTCGCTTTGAGCATCTAATCAGTATGAGTGAAAATGATTTCAACCATTGGAAATCACTGCAGGACGCCAAAGTCGAATACGAACTAGCAGGCATGAATTCCATTGAAGCTCGCCAACGCAAGCATCAAAACGACCTGCGAAAAATTGAACTCGATCGCATTGAGGCCATTAGAAAGGCTTCCGAAAAATCACAGCAAGCCACGATGGAATTCACTGCAGCAAAGCGCACTGCTGCGGCTGCTGGGGGCGGAAGCGTTTCTCGCGGAAAGCTGCCATCGGGCATCACTCAATACATCACTGGCGATCCTTCAAGCCCCTTCTACCGCAAAGATCACGGAGGGTCTAATTACCATGAACATCTTGCATTTGCTTCTCGGGCATTAGCAGAAGCGGCTTACAATCAGCTAACGAAGGCTGGCATAAAGGTGACCGAGTTCCAAGGGCGCGGCCCTGTTGGTAGACACGCTCCCGGATCGGCTCACTATTCAGGCATGGCTTTTGACGTGCCTGGCGCTCAGGTGCCCGTGGGAAGAGAGAGAGACTTGACTGCCAAAGTGCAATCTGTGCTTGGCTTTGGGCAACGCGGAGCAGCTTATACACGGCAACGACGAACAGAAAGGGCCGGGGGCAAGCTAGAAGTGGAGCAGCAACAGCTCTTGAATCAGACAATGCAAGCCGGCTTGGCGGTGCGCCAAGCAACAGTTGAAGCGATTGAAAGAACCAGAGCAGCAATCGCGCAAAACATTTCGACCATATTCCCCGTAGCGGAGCAAAAATTAGAAAACGATTTACTTGCGTTGCGTAATCAGTTGCAACTTCAGGGAATGCCAGATGAATATATTCGCATGAAAGAGCAATCTTACAAAGCGGACCAAGAAGGCGCAAGGGCGCTGGGCTACTACAATTCCAAGCTCGTAGAATTGCAGAAATTGATTAAACCATTACAAGAAAAAAAGGACAAAAAAATAGCATTTAGCCCCGAAGAGGCCAAAAATTTTGAAGACTTAACAAAGCAAATTGGGGTTTACAGCGATGCTGTCGCGGTCTTGCCTGGCGCCCAACGAGCTTTCAACGAGGAACTTACTCGCACTTACAATCTCTCAATCGCAGCTCAAGCGCCGTTAAATCAAATCAGTGCTGCTTATGCAACAACCAAAAGAAACCTGGAGGAATTAAAGAACTGGGGGTATCAAGCAGTGGAGGCCGGAAAGGCAATCGGTAGCGCATTTGGCACCGCTTTTAAGGATATGATTTCCGGCTCGGCATCAGCGCAAGAAGCATTGGCCGGCATGATGCAAAGCATTGCCGATCATTTCCTTGACATGGCTGCTCAAATCATTGCTCAGCAAATCACGATGATGATCTATGGCGTTATCTTGAAGGCGTTGGGAGTAATGGGGAGTTTCGCTAGTGCCGGTCAGGGACTGTCTGGAACAGGGGCTCTCACGCCCGGTGTGGGCAGCAATTTACCCACTAGCTATGCGGGGGTTACTGGCGCCACTGGCGGCCTTGGAAGCATGGGAGGAGGCGGTGGCTTTGGCTCTTTTGCTTCTTTCGGTGTCGCTCCGTTTGCCAATGGCGGAATGGTTACTGGCCCCACACTTGGCCTCATCGGCGAAGGCAAATACAACGAAGCCATTGTTCCCCTACCTGATGGTCGTTCCATTCCAGTGCAGCTTCAGGACAGTTCCATTCGCGACAAAATGGGCAGCGACATGGCAGGCGCCGGAGCTATGCCCATGCTTTCCATGAGCTTCCAAAGCACCACCATCAATGGCGTGGAATACGTTGATAGAGCCCAGTTGGAAGCTGCAATGGCTGAAACTCGTAGAATATCGGTGAGAGAAGGCGCCACTCGCGGAGCAACAATTGCTCTTGACAAGCTTGCCAATTCTCCTTCTTCTCGTCGTCGCGTTGGTCTTCGTTAATCATGGCTGTTTTCCCATCGCTCAAGCCAACCAACAGACGCCTGACCATGGGAGAGTATCCCACGAAGATTTACCGTGCATTGTCAGGGAAAACTGTTCGACGCAGTTTTGGTAATCGCCCCTTCGGCTTCAGCCTCGAGCTTGATTATGAAAATGTGCCAGAGGCGACTGTGCAGGCAGTGATCAACCATTACAACACGCAACAAGGGCAAACGATTGGCTTTGCCGTGCCCAATGAAGTGTTTGCAGGCTTAAGCACAACCACTATCAACCTCATCAAGGCACCGTCTCAAACGCTTTGGTTCTATGCAGAAGCTCCTTCAATCGAGGCTGTATATCGAAGCATTAGCAATGTAGGGGTTAAGCTCATTGCGGACTTGGTGTAGAGATGAGCAATATTCGCATTGTTCAATATTTTGAGCTTGTAGCATTCACCGATGCTGCTGCCGCCAAAAGCCTTGCAAATTTAAGCACCACTGATACTATTGTCGTTGGCCGTGAACCTGGCTCGATCATTCATCGCTACCAAAACTATTTCGTCAATGAGCAAGTAAGGTGGAGCGGAGAGTTGTATGCCTTCGTTCCGTTTCGCGCAGAAGGTACCACGTCCAGCCTTAACGGCGACAATACATTGGTGCAAGTGCTATTTCCAAATGTGGAAGTAGCCATTCGTCTCGTTGAGCAAGGCAATGGCAATAGGCTTAGCCGTCTCACCCTTACGACAGCGTGGCTCAATGCAAATAATGGCCTAGTCAAGAGCTATTCTGAGCGCTTTCTTGGTATTGGCGCCGCTTTTTCCGAGACTACAATTGAGCTTAGATTTAGAAGTGCAATGGACAGTGTAGGCGCCAACTTTCCTGCGCGTTCTTTGTCCCGCAATTTAGTGGGCATTCTTCCTCTTAATGCCGACCTCTTTTTGCAATGACTCATTCCCTATCGCCATCTTTTAATGACCTCGTCGGTCTTCAGCATCAATGGGCAAAGAGACCAGGCGATGGGAGCGGTTTTACTGACTGTTTTGCGCTTTGCATGGAAGTGCGAAAACGTTTAGGCCTGCACGATTTTATGGAAGAATTTGGTTGGGTGTACGAGCAGTGCCAGCCCGAAGAAATCAGCAACAAGCAGATAGTAAGGTGGCTATGGAAAAACGCGCAACGAATTACAGAGCCGCGACCGGGGGCCGTGTTCTATCTTCCGTCGCCCGGTAATTTGCTAGCAATGGCCGTCATCGCAGACAGTGAAAATTGCCTATTCCTGGGGCCCGGAGGACATGTTATTCGCATGCCTTTCGCTAAACTAGCCAAAGGCAAGTACTACTGGGCGGAGTGATGAGCGAAAATTACAGAAAACTTTTACCTTATGAGCACCAATTAGTTGAAGAGTTAAATATCACAAAAGAGCAGTATTTAGAGTTTGTTTTACAGCAGCAAGAATATATTGATGCCAAGCAGGGAACCGCTTTAGATATTAGAAATGATCTTGGCTTGACAGCTTTGATCATTACCATTGTAGGTGTTTTGGTTCAAGTGGGCGCAGCGTTACTGGCGCCTAAGCCTCAAGTTCCTTCCGTTACGCCTCAGGGCCAGCGTCAGCAAACTCGCGATGATATTTTTGCCCCTCGCTTTGGTTTTAACACTGTTCAAAATTTAGGTAAATACGGCGATCCAATCAATCTAATTTATACCAATACGGCTGCCAATGCCAATGGCGGAGTGAGAGTAGCCACATCGCTTTTGTGGTCTTCAGTGAAAAGCTTTGGCAGTAGTCAGTATGTGCAAATGCTTTTGCTGCTTGGCGCTGGCGGTATTGGCGCTATTGATGCCAATCGCACTGCCTTCGGACAAACCCCCATTCGCAATTTGATTGCACAAAACTATTGGCTGTATTTTCGGCCTAATAATACTGGCATCATTCGCGGGAGTGATTTGGTATACGGAGGCAATGGCGAACAAGATCCCGCTGCTGCTGGCGTAGGAGGCAATAATCTTTATCGCATTGATCCATTGTCCCCCACTGTACGCGGGGATGGATTTAGTCATGCTCTTTCGCCTGCCACTTCAAATCAGTTTGGTTTGTACTCTCCCGTGCCAATCAATGCTGATGTAATTATTCGCAACGAGGCAGGGGCAGGAGAAAGCGTTTTCAGCGGTGTTGAAGCAGACGTGCTGCGTCCATCAGGCACTGCTGCGTGGGGAGCATCAGCACCTTCATCGTTTCTGCTTTCTATTCCAGTTGGGTCACAACTGAGAATGCGCCTTGCTGCTACGAATCAAGCGTTTGGGTCCACTGTTGAAGAGGAAGCTGCAGATCAAAGGCGAGCCTTGTCTTCGGCCTTTGACAATGCGGCCATTTTCAAGCTTGGATCGGCGCAATTTAGCGTGATTAGCTCAAATCGCGGCTCCACAGACGATGGAGTAATGGAGATTTCTTTGCGGTGCATTGCCGAGGGTGTTGCACCAAGTGTTGCCTATTCCATCGCCCAAGCCACACAAAATTCTGCGCAACTTGCAGAAAATGATCCGACGTATATGTTTTTGAGAAATACAGTCAACAATCTTTTAGCGGAAGATCAGCGCAACTCTACTGGTGGTGGTTTTCTTTCAACGCCTGCAATCTCCACACCTCAAGAATTGCTTAATGCTGGCAATATTTTCACTTCTCAACAATTTAGAACCAATACTGGGGGTCGAGATTCAAGACCTGTTACCGTCACACGCCCCGTATTCAAAAGAAATTTGACAGAGGATGAAAAGCAGCAGCTTCGTGATTTCATTACTTACGAAAATGATATCGCACGAGGGTCAAGATCAGACGATACATTCTTTACAAAGGCTTTGGTCAAAATTGAAAAAGCAAGTTACGAAACAATTTCGCCTTGTCACATTGTCGACTTAGCCCTCAAAAGTAAATCGTTCAGACGAATTAGTGGGCGCCAAGAAGTGTACGGCAGTAATCGTGCTCCTGGCTATCCAATTAGCGACAACGGCATTAAACTGCGAAGCGCAATGTTTCTCATGAAATATAAGCGATCGGCTGATGCAAATTTCTCTTATGTCAAGGGAATTTTTGTAGTGAGACGAGCTGCCGATAATGATAACTTTGTATATTTGCGGTTTAATTCTGGGGTGACAGGGTTGGCTTTTGCGGACAACTGGCATTTTGAGCTTGAGCCAGTTCACGACACCATCGCGGAATTCAAGGCTCGCTCATTAGCCGAAGGGTCCAGCAATCGTTTTTTCTACTTAGAAAACACTGGAACGTCAGCCACAATTGCACTGGGAGGAGGGCGTAGTATTTCTTTTTCTGGAACCATTGCAAACAGCTCCAACTTCCTTCCTCCATTGAATAATTCACCCGCTCAAACCAATGAGTGGGACTTGTTTAGCAACACTTCAGACACTCAATATCAATTTTCTTTTGACAATGGCCCAGAATTTACACTTGGTGCCGTCACCGAGCAGATTGTGGAATCTTTTAATAATTTTCCCGGTCTGTACCAAGATGTTTCGCTAGTTGGATTCAATTTGTACTCCGGCAAGAACGTACAGGATTTACGTTCATTGACCATGTTTGTCACGCAGGGACGGCAGTCAAGACTGTTGCGCACGTCTGGAACTGTCAATGGCATTGCATGGGGGCAGCCCAATTTTGAATATCTTTCGCCCATCGCCAACGGCTTCGCAAATACAGCGCCCGATATCTTTGTTGATACAGTGCTTGACTACAACGATGGCATTGGCAAATACGCTGGCGATTTGTTCTCCATTGATCTTGAGCAACTGGCAAGAAGCAAAAAGTTTTGCGAAGTGAATAGGCTTTTTATGGATGGAATCATTGCTGAACCATCTTCATGGCGAGAATTCTGGTCGGTGCATTCTACTTTTAGCTTGCTTGAGCTTGCCAAGCGCGATGGAAGGGAAACGCTTTTGCCTGCAGTTCCTTACGACTCAAACACTGGTGCCATCTCCAGGCAGGTGCCAATTGGTGCATTGTTCAACCAAGGCAACATTCTTGAGGACAGCTACAAAGAAGAATTCCTTGACTATGGAAGCGGCACCGAGGACATCGTTGCAACCATCATTTTCAGGCAAAACGAAAGAGATGGCGTGTTCCCCAAAAACAATAGCGTGGAAGTGCATTTAAGCGACACCAATGCAGATCTTGCCATTCGTGAAACCATTGATCTTTCATCGTTTGTCACCAGGAGGGAGCAAGCGATCTTAGTAGGTAAGCTTCTTTGTCAAACCAAGCGCCATTCTCGCCGCGCCATTGAATTCAAAACCTTCCCTACGGACAGCTTCGTAGCCCCTGGAAGCTACATCTACGTGGAGTTGGCCCAGAACCAATGGAACGGCATCCAAACCGGCAGCATCGGTCCTGGAGGCGTGCTCAATCTGCCGCTTGCTGGCACTGTCGCCAATGGTTCCTACCAATTCTTGCTGTACAACCCTAATGCTACAGTTTCAGGCACAATTTCATTGAACAGCATCAATATTACCAATAACACTGCCATTGCCCTCAAAAGCTATGAAGGTCATGTGTTTGTACTTGGCACTGCCATTAGAAACAAAAGAGTTTTCAAGGTGACAGAAGTGTCAATGGATGAAGAAGGCGAAGTGACGGTACGAGCAGTGGAGCACGCTGTAGACAATAACGGACTCTCTTTGATTAGCAATGGCTTGGCCTCGAGAGTGGCTGGATTGTTTACTATTGACGGTCGTCCTGAATAGAATTGTTCTTAGAATGCAGTCAACAATTTACTGACCACCATGGCTTTTTACACTGGCCGATCTGGAAGTCTTGCTTTTGGCACCACTGACAGCACGGCGCCATCGAGTGCATTGAGCGCACCCACCAATGTTCGTCAGGTGGCCAAAATTCGTGATTGGAGCTTGGATACAACGCTAGAACTAATTTCCACCAATTCCATTGACAGCGGAGTCAATACATTTACTCCTGGCATCAAAGGAGCCACTGGCAGTGCCACTCTCATTTACTATCGCCTTGAAGGCAATGAAGTGAATACGCTTTATGGCTTCAACACTTTGCTTTCCAATAGCATTGGCAAAGCGGGTCTTATTACAGAAGCTGATCGAGTGTTTATCGAACTAAACACTGGAGGGGGGGCGAGTGACGATATCAAATTTTGGGCTTATATCACTTCAGTTGGCGTGACAGTTTCCACTGGAGAGCTTTCAACGGTGCCCATCCAGTTTACCATGGACGGCGATTTTGTTGAGTTCATTAACTGATCTTCAATGACATTTTTTGCGGGCCACACTGGAACTGTTCGGTTGCGCCGTAGTACGCAAAAGACTGCATTTGTCAGCAGCATTAGCCCCGACGATGTCAACACAATTTTGCAACGCCTTGGCTTCGATGGAAGTCTGGAAAACATTCTTACAGGCGACCGCGTAACAATAAGCACGAGCGATCCACGAAAGCTAATTTGCTTTCCTCCATCAACCTGGCCCGAAATCTTCAATGCCTTGCCGGTGCCAAATTCGGGCACAGTTAGGGAATCAATTGCCGCCTATGTCAATGTCAACCTCTACGGAGGATTGAGATTTTTTCGCACTTTCGAAGATGCCGTAAACAACAACCGTGCGGCTGAGTTGCCGCTGGCGTCATTTAGTGGCGACCCATTGCCCATTGAAGTGAATATTGAAGACACTGATTTCAACACGGTTGGCGGCGTCACTGGATTTACTTTTCAAACAGAACGCGAAGCCATTGAAACCACTTCGTTGAGTGATAAATTTAAGCAGCAGTACAGCGCTGGCCTAATTAGCGGAAGCGGCAGCATTGATGCACTGTTCAATCCCTATACACAATTGCGTCAAGAAAGTTCAATGCTGCTGCTGCAGCTCATTCAAAGAATAGAAATTGGCAGCTCTTTTCAGTCGGAATTGTTTATTACGGATCAAAATGCTTTTGGCAGCGACCTGGATGTTTACTACCAGTTTGACGCTGTCATCACAAGGGCGGGCGTAGAGGTGAGGAGCGATGCAATCATTTCCACTTCCATTGATTTTCTTGCCACTGGAGAAATTAAGCTGCTAATCGGTCGTGCTCCTAGCTTCATCCTGCAACAAGATCAAGGCAAGATCTTGACCAAGCTATACGAATTAGACGCATTGCTGAAAGAAGTGGACGACTAATAAGAAGCTGCAGGCAATGGCTAGAATCTTCTGAAAGCTTTAATCGCGAAAGATGGCGGATCAAACAATCTCCCAACTTAATCAGCTTGCCGCTGCTGCGTTGGCCGCCAATGATGAATTGCCCATTGTTGACGTAAGCGCAAGCGAAACAAAGAAAGTACGCGCTGTTGATTTAGTACAGGATGGTATAGCGCTTACGGCTGCAGGTAATATTGATTTAATCAAGCTAAACCAGAATAGCACGACAAAAATTGGCACGGTTGCTATTGGCACCAATGCAGTCACAGCAATAAAGCTGGCCGATGATAGTTCAATCGCGGCAGCAAGTACGGCGCCAATTTCTGATAATTTCACGGGAAGGGGATGGTTTCAAAGTACTAGCGGGAATTTACAAGTCTACCTGGGCGGCAGTTATCAGCAAGTTGTCATGCCAACGGCTGGCATCTTGGATGGCGCCATCACCACGGCAAAGGTGGCAAACAATGCCATCACTGACGTCAAGATACAATCAGGCGGCTTAACAGCTTCAAGCATTGCAACCAATGCCGTTACGACGATCAAAATTGCTGATGCAAATATAACCACGGCAAAACTGGCAGATGCTTCAGTAACAAATGCGAAGATCGCCCCTGCGACCATCGAATCTTCGAGGCTTGCTAATAGTTCTGTTGCCACCGCCGCGTTGGCCGATGCTGCCATTACGAGCAGCAAGTTTGCAACTGGCGCCGTTAACACCGCCTCCATTGCTGACTTAGCTGTCACCAATGCAAAAATTGCTGATACTACAATCGTCTATGGCAAATTAAACCTTGCAGACAATATTGTTCCCGGCGCAAAAATTGTCGATGCGTCTATCACTTCTGCCAAAATTGTTGACGGCACTATTGCTACGGCAGATTTAGCGGACTCTTCTGTCACTGCAGCAAAAATTGCCGCTAGCGGCGTTACAGCAGGCAAAATCAATACGGATGCAGTAACAACGGCCACTATTGCTTCTGCTGCAGTTACATCCGCAAAACTGGCAAGCGAATCAGTTGGCACTGCTGCACTGGCCGCCTCTGGCATTACCAGCGCAAAGTTTGCCGCAGGAGCGGTCGACACCACTGCCCTTGGTGCCTCAGCGGTAACGAATGACAAGATTGCCGATGGCACTATTGCCTATGCCAAGCTTGGCCTGGCAGATGGCAGCGTGCCCGGCGCAAAGATTACCAGCGCAACCATTAGCGGGCTGCAAATTTCTACGGGAGGCGTGCTGACGGCAAACATAGCCGACTCTGCCGTGACCGGCGTCAAAATTGCCGCCAGTGGCATTGGAGCCGGAAAACTGGCCGCTGATGCCGTGGTTACAGTTAATGTGGCTGACGATGCAATCACTCAAGCCAAAGTTGCTGATGGAGCCATCGGCACTGATCAGTTGGTTGACAGTGGTGTCACAGCCGTCAAGCTGGCCGACAATTCTTCCTCTATTGTTGCCGCCAATGCGCCCGTAGGGAACGGTGCTTTTGTTGGACAAAAATGGTTTGACGACTCTACTAAGTTTGAATACACATGGGATGGAGCCACTTGGGAGCGGCAGGCAGCAATCAACACTCTCACATTCACTGATTCCACTCCCATTGCATTTTCAGTTGCCTATCCAGATAACTTTTCGGCCACTGTCACGACAACGCTTGACACGCAAGTTGCCAATCGCGTGTTCGCAGGACCGTCTACCGGTGCAGACGCAGCTCCTACCTTCAGGAGCTTAGCGCCAGCCGATTTGCCAGTGGCGACAAGTGGCACTGTTGGAGCCGTCAGCCCAGGAGCCGGCCTCAGCGTAAGCGCTTTGGGCGTTCTGAACCACAGCAATTCGGCAGTTACTGGCACCTATGCGGGACCAGTAACTATTGACGCCCAAGGTCACATTGTGTCCGCTCAAGCGACACTGCAAGCAAGCGATATTCCAAATCTTGATGCAAGCAAGATTACTACTGGCACTTTTAGCAGTGCTTTTCTCGCAGAAAATAGCGTCACTGCTCAGCAACTTGCAGACTATGGCATTGCGCAAGTTAGCGAAAGCGCCCCCACTCCTGAATTTGCTGGTCAGTGGTGGATCAACCCTAATGATCGCTCGGCTTATATCTGGGTGGGAGAAGTTACTCCCGTGCCAAATGGCTATTGGTTGAACCTTGGCTATGGCAGTCCCACGCAAATCAACTTGCGCTTTGGTGGCACTTACAACGCTTCAGGGAATATTGTCGAAAGCATCAACTCTTATGGCATCGAAGCCGGCTTAACTGTTGGGCAAGCA